ACAATCAGCCAAATGTAGATTATACTGTAAATTATGAAACTATTGGGCGTGAAAAAGGAACTATAGAATTTAAGTCCTCATTATATGATCCGTTTGCTGGACTTGTAAATTTTGATATTATAAACTATGACATCAATTTTTATGATGGATTACCAAGCAAAGAAATTCGATATATAGCTCAAGCAATAAAAGAAGATATTTTTATAGATGATTTAGCAGTAGAATACAATAAACTATTTTTTGCCGCTATTCGTTATGTGCTAACAGAAGGAACTAATGTAGATTGGTTATTCAAAACATCATTTATTAGAGCCAAACACAATGTTGGAACATTGAGAGAAGATATTACATTCAATAATGATAACTTGTCTAGTTATCAAGATTATATTAGTGAAGTAAAAGCATTCAAAGCAAAAATTAGGGAATATATTTCTTCATACGAAAAAACTGACTCCACTGTTAGTAGAATTACAGACTTTGACTTGCCTCCATATTATAGTCCAGAGCAAAAGAAGATTGTACCACATGCAATAAAAATATGGGATGATAACTTATTAGGGGCACAGTTTGTTGATACATATCCAAATAAAAATTGGTATGATAATAGTTCATATGTATTAACAGAGGTTCGTATTGTAGATCCGGGCTATGGTTATCAAAGCCCTCCACAAGTAGTGCTAACTGGAGGAGGTGGCAGCGGTGCTAAGATTAGGACTCATTTAGGATCTAACGGAATAGTACGATTAGCAGAGATTATAGATGAAGGCAAAGGCTATTATTCATTACCAAAGATTACTATTAACGGATCGCTTGAAGAAGGCGGGCGTCCTGTAATATTGAGTGTAAAGATTGGCAGAGCACTACCAAGAAGTCTCAAAACAGATATTAAGTTTGATAGAATTACAGGAAAATATTTTATTACAGAATTAGAAGAAACTGATAATATTATATCTTCAGGATCGCAATATGTATTTGATTTAACTTGGCCTATGAATTTGCGTAGGGGTTTTACTAAAGTTTACGTAGATGATAATGCTTTGCTTACAAGCCAATTTACATACAAAAATGTTTTGGATACAAGTAAGAGCTATGACAGGTATCACGGACAAGTTACATTTACAGTGCCTGCCCCAAAATATTCAAAAATAAGAATAGAATATATTAAAGACGCAGAATTACTTTCAGCAGCAGACAGAGTTAATTTATACTACGAGCCAGAGGTTGGACAGTTTGGAAAAGATTTGTCGCAGCTAATGGACGGAGTTGATTATGGAGGAGTTGAAGTAAAAGCATTTGACTTTGGAAATAAAGTTGGGTGGGATACTGAGAATTGGTATGATACATCTTGGGATTCATATGATTTGACATTTACAGATCAGTCTTTCAAAGTTATTCCTAATATACTGCTTTTCCCGCAGCTAGGATATAAACTTTGGATTAATTGGGGACTTGTTGGTAGAGATATAAATTTTGCTAAAGATCCTCTAAATCTTCCTGCTATGGCAAGCCCAAGTTTTATCAATATTTACAACAAAGGTAGCCAGTTTGAAATGGCAGATTTGATCCATGGCGAGGATGTTCAAAAATATGCTTTGGGAACACTAACAGATCCAGATGCGTTGAGCGTGATAGACAATTATCTAATACCTAGATTTGGTGAGCTAACAGCAGATGAGATTGACGAACTTATCAAAGATGGATTGCTAAAAGAGATTGCTTTTGAAGCACAGCAGCCATTAGAAAATGGTGAGATATATAATGTTTATTACAACGGCATACGGATTGATGATGAGCAATATGGAACTGGCAATGAGACAAATCCAAACGCCAAAATAAAAACTATTACAGGTGATGGAACAAATATTAAGATTTTGTTAAGAGATGTTGGTATTGATCCAGAAGTAGATGATATGTTTGTGTTACGCAAGCCTTCATCTGATGGTAGCTTCCTCCCAAGTGAGTTTGATTATGATACTATGCTATCTGGTGGTAGTTTGACATACGCTAATGCTAAAGGTATTACTGCAGAAGAGATTGTAGTAGATGGTGATAATTTTATTACACCAATGACTAGCAAAGGACCAGAGGAGCAAGTGCCAGGACACTTGGTTGATACACTAGACATTACAGTATTTGAACGTCCTACGCCAGGCGTTAGCACAATCACTAGCCGCAACTTTACTACAGACGGCACAAATAAAATTTATCCAATAGGTGTGTCTCCTCTAACAGAACACTCACTCATGGTAAAAGTAGATGGGAAGCTGAAGAAAGTAAAAACAGATTATAAAATAAACTCAGCGGATCAAACAATAGAATTTACAAGAAAGCCTAGAGCAGGAAGAAAAGTAAGTCTTATTACATTAGATTACAGCGGCACTGATATTTTAGATGTAGATACTATTATAGCTGATGGAGTATCAGTAGGTTATTACATTAATGTTAGATGGAGTGAGGACTTATCAAGCCAAGTGTCTGTAAATGCTGAGAATCAAGATTATACACTAGTAAAATCAGATGACTCATCTTACCCAACGCCAGACAATGTAGTTATACAGTTTGCACTTCCTCCACCTAAAGGATCTATTATACGCTACGCAATATTCAAAGGCGATGAAGGAAAATATAGTACAGTAACAGTTGATACATTTACAGCAGATGGATCTTCAATTGAATATCAGCTATCACAAATACCAGAGCAGCAAGAGCCAACAGAATGGTACACAATGGTATTGCTAAATGGAGATTTACTAAATCCAGGTTATGTTGAGACTATTACGCTAACAGATGCTAGGGAATATAAGTTGAAGTTATATCAAGTTCCACTATCCTCAGTTGATGTAAAGCAAATGCGAGTATTCCTAAATGATCACGAGTTGGAAAATATTAAGGAATGGAGATATAGTTCATTAGAAGAAATTGATCCATTGCTACACCCAGATCAACAAGCAGGAAGCCTAATACAATTACAACGTGGAACTGGGCAACCTGGTGACATAATGAAAGTGTATGTAACAGGACAAGAGCATCATGTAAAAGACGCAGTAAGCTCAGGTGGTGATTATAGGTATGGATATTTTGATAAGTTTGGAGAGTTTGTAAAAACGCCAGGCATACTTTATATTAACAAGCCGCATAACGCAGGTGATGAAATTATGGTATATCAATTTAGCAACCATGATAGCCAAGGGATTGATTGGCAATCCTTCGACATTGAGGAGCGGACAGCATTACGACAAGGCTACATAGAAAGCTCAGCAGTGTTTATCGTTCCACACCCCACCTCAGATATTACTTTGGATTTTGAGCTGGAGTACGGGTCCTTATATAGCGTCACACTAAACGATATTCGCATTGATGACATAAACTATGGATCAGACGACCCAGTAACAAACCCATTCGCAAAAATCAAACCAATAGAAGGTGATGGCACTAACATACTGCACCTACCAGATATTGGACCGTTCATCAAAGAGAACGATTTTATGAGGATTGAGAAAATAGGAGCTGAGATGATACACGATGCTAGTTCAAAAGATTGGTATGAGTTTAGATTGATGCAGAATGGATTTATCCCACTTAATAAGCCAGCTATTGAGGTATATTATGTTTGGGTAGCAGTAAATGGTAAACTATTAGCACCAAGTGTAGATTATCGCTTGACAAATGATAAAAAATATATTAAACTAGCAAAGAACTTGCTCATAGGCGATAATGTTCAGACAATACATTTTAGTAATCGTCCGCAGTCAGGAAAACTTGGATGGAGGCAGTTTAAGGATGTTCTTAATAGAACTCATTATATGATTATTGATGGAACAAAAAATATCGAGCTAGCACAAGATTTGCATTGGAATGATAAGACAGTAGAGCTTGTTGATGCTTCTCATTTGCCAGATCCAGGCAAAGGCGCAAAAAATCCAGGCGTAGTGTTTATCAATAAAGAGAGAGTTGAATACTTTGAGCGTGTAAATAATAGGCTACAACAGTTGCGTCGAGGAACATTAGGAACAGGAGTCAATGCTGTTGTTCCTGCTGGAACTGAGATTTATAATGGCTCAGTGACAATGATGTTGCCTTACAAGGATGAAACAAAAACGTTAACACATATAGCAGATGGGATATCTAATGAGTATGAATTAGATTTTGTTCCTAACAGTGTAAATGAGTTTGAAGTATATGTAGCTGGAATACGGTTGCGTAAAACACCTTTAGAGTCATATCAACTCAACAGTGATTTACGAAAACAATATGCTAAAGACGGACAGCTAGTAGCACAAGATTCTCCTGAAGGTGATGTAACATTGCCTCCAGAGTTTGCAGTAGATGGCAATAAGTTAATATTGTTACATACTCCTGAGAAAAATCAACACATTCATATAATAAGAAAGCTAGGTGCTCCTTGGACAGAAAAAGGAAAGGCACTAGGCGAGAGCGAGACCCTAATAGCAAGAATGATCAAGTCTGCACAGGTGGATCTGCCTAGATAAATAAAATAACGGGATATAATATGAAAGACAACAGTGGAATATTAGTTGAAGGATATATCAAAATTTATGATCCAGAAACTGAGCAAGTATTTATAGATAAAAGAAATGCTATTCATTATGAGAATATGAGTATAGCACTTGCTCAAAGTTTAAGTAACGCAGGATCAGGTTTTATATATTCTATGAGTTTTGGTAATGGAGGAACAAGTGTTGACCCAACAGGAATTATTACCTATCTTACTCCAAATTCTACAGGAGTTAATGCGTCTCTTTACAATGAGACTTACTCAAAAGTAGTAGATGATAGAAGCATTAATAATACAGATCCATATAGAAATAAAACAGAAGTAAGGCATGTTAGTGGCACAAATTATACAGATGTGCTTGTAACTTGTTTGTTAGATTATGGCGAGCCTGCAGGGCAAGATGCTTTTGATACAGCATCTGATAATAATAATTTATTTGTATTTGATGAACTAGGCTTACGAAGTTGGAATCCAGATGGGCAAGGACTACTTATTACTCATGTATTATTCCACCCAGTACAAAAAAGTCTAAACAGATTGATTCAAATTGATTATACAGTGAGAGTACAAAGTCTCTCAGGATTGATAGGAGAGTAATATGCCATATCAGATTTTATTTACAGATTATGTAAACAAGTTAGGCATAGTAGTAGAAGACGGAACTATCAATCAAGAAACCTCACTAAAATTACCAGGGCGAAATGCTACTGCTTACGGCACAGTAATTGCTGAAAACTTTTTACATTTATTAGAAAATTTTGCTGCTTCCACAGAGCCATCCGTTCCTGTTCAAGGACAGTTGTGGTATGACTCAGGTGATGACGCAGGAGAGCTAAGAGTTTATAACGGCACTGACTGGGTAACTGTAAATGGCGTAAACAAATCATTAGAGACTCCCACAAATCCTAGAGAAGGTGATTTGTGGATTGATAGAAACAATTTACAACTAATGATGTTTACGGGTGAAGAAAAAGGCGCTGAGTGGGTGTTGATTGGACCGCAATTCCAAGGCGGTGTTGTAACAGGATCAACACCAAAAGCAGTTGTTGGCATTGACGATAATACTTATAATATTTTACAAATAGACATCAATGCTATGCCAGCAATGATTATATCTACATATGAGTTTACACCTAAAGTAAAAATACCAGGTTTTGTTACATTATATCCTGGTATGAATATGAGCACAAGATATGAGCCAGGGCAAAAGCCACTAAAGTATTTTGGAGTATCTGAAAAAGCTGAAAGTCTTATCGTAAATAACCAATCAGTTCCTGCTGGTAACTTTATGCGTAAAGATGAGATTAGCTCAACTTCGTTTTATTTGAATGTACAACATGATACCGGAATCAATTATGGACTAAATGCTGCTCTTAATGTAGGCGTTGATGGACAAGTAGGTGTTGTAAAAAGTAAAGTAGCAGGTGCTGGAGTTGATATTAGAGTTCGAGGCGATTCCTCTGACTTGTATGCTGTTAGAGCTACATCAGCAGAGTCACCAGTAACATTTACACAAGTAATTAGAGTTGGTATCAACAACAGAAACCCATCTACTACATTAGATGTAGCAGGCGATGTAAGAATATCTATACCAGTAGAAGATGCAACACAAGGAAACTTAGTTATTGATAGCACTAAAGATAGTACCTTAATCAGCAATGGATCTATTGTAACTGCTGGCGGTATTGGTGTTGCGAAAAGTATTACTATTGGTGAAAAACTTAAAGTTGGATTTTTGGGTGCTAGTTATAATGATGGTGAGATTGAAACACGCAGAGTTATACCAGATAAAGACGCCTCACAAATTATTGACAAAGCAAATGATATGTCATACATTGGAACTAAGGATCTAAAGTATGGCGAGATACACGCTCAAAACTTTTATGGAGATTTGACAGGTACTGTAAATGGATCAGTATCAGGTAGAGCAGGTTCAGCAAATCAACTGGCAGCAGCAAGCACATTCTCATTCGCAGGTGATGTAGAGCTTGAAGATGAAGTTATATTTTTAGGTAAAGGCGGATTAGTTCCGTTTGTTACAAGACTTAGTAACGGATTTATATCGTCAAAAGAACCTGTGGAAGAGATACAAAGAGATGATGAGCTTCTAGTCAATAGAATTAGAACTGACATTGGTGTTAAAAAAGTAACAGTCCAAAAATTGCTTAGTGCGGTTCCAATTATGCCTATTGGTAGTATTGTTCCGTATGCAGGTGAAGAATCACCTCCAGGATGGCTGTTATGCGATGGACGAAAAGTGTTAAGATCAGATTATGTAGAGTTATTTGAGACTATTGGATTTTTATATCAAGGTGGAGTAGCAAGCACAGATGGAATGTTTACTTTGCCAGACTTGAGAGGAAGATTTCCTTTAGGGATGCATAACATGGGCGGAATTGCTCCGTATGTTGAGGTTGTAGGAGAGTCTGCTGCTGAGGTGTTGGGAGCGCATGGCGGTGCTGATGAAGTAGATATTTTAGAAGAAAATTTACCAGATCACAAGCATACCTTGTTCCACAATAATATGCAGTATTATGCTTTAGCTCAAAAGCAATATAACATTGCTGATTCTGAAGTAGATGATTATCACTTCTACACACAAACATCAGGATCATTAGATGGTGTTGGTATGAAGAATACGCAAGGTATAAAAACAACAGGATCTTTAGGGCAACCAATTAATAAAATGAATCCGTTTTTGACATTGAATTATATTATATACGCAGGATGAATAAATGAGTTATAGAATTAATAGAACTGATGGCGAGTTACTAATTGACTTGACGGACGGCGTCATAGATAAGTCTGTAACGGATCTTACACTAATTGGTAAAAACTATAAAGGGTTTGGTGAATGGCTCAATGAAAACTTCATCAAACTACTAGAAAATTTTGCCTCTACATCACAGCCTCCCAATCCTCTGACTGGACAGTTGTGGTATGACAAGCAGGATCAAAGGCTAAAGATTTTTAATGGAACTTATTTTCGTTCAGCAACAGGCACTATAGTCAATAGCAGCCAGCCTACAAATTTAGTAGCTGGTGATATATGGATTGATAACGCAAATAATAGATTATACTTATACGATGGTGTAGATTTAACACTAGTAGGTCCTACTTATGATGTAGGACAAGGGCGTACAGGTTTTGAAGCTGATACACAATTAGATATCAATAATACAGCACATACCATTATGAAAATGTTTATAGGTGGTAAATTAGCTGGAATATTAGCAACAGAGGAATTTTGGATACCATATGATCACATTATTCCTACTTTAGATCCAGACCCAGAGGATACTTTCAAACCACCACGACAAAGACTCAAAAAAGGTTTCAATGTTGTAGATAAAGAAGCAGAATCTGGTGTAGATGGATTTTGGTGGCGGGGGACTTCGGATCAAACCAAGGCGTTACTTGATGATTACGGTAATAGAAAAGAGTCTAAGCACTTTTTGCCAACAGATGGAGATGCTATTACAACAGGTTATATATCAATTAAGAACTCACAGGGTTTGATTATTGGTGTAGGTGATAGGCCTCATATTCAAACAAAAATATTTGGTAATACTACTTACATGGATAATTTAGAGGTTGATGCGAACTTTAGCTTGAGAGTAAAAAATGCTCAATTTAAAAATAGTAACATTGAAGCATTTAGAGTTGATGCTTCAGAATATAAAGTGACGATGTTTGCTGATTTGCCTATTACATATCAGCCCTTAACTAATTTGTATGATTTTAGTTTATTGAGTGCTCGCCCTAAATTAGAGTTTTGGGGAGATGCCTTTTTAGCAGGTAATCAACACTTTGCTGGAAATGTCAGCATACAGGGCGATTTAGATGTTGCAGGTACTACAGTTTATGTTAATACTGAGAATTTGTTTATACAAGATAAGAATATTGAGTTAGCTATTGATTCTGATGGCAATATAGTAAATGATGCTTTTGTAGATGAAGGTGGGTTTATTCTAAAAAGTCTCGATGGCGATAAACAATTTTTATGGGATGTTACTTACAAAGCATGGGAAGCTAATCAGCATATAAATCTTATAGCTGGGCCTAGTATTACCGATCCGTCTTTTATGATAGATGGTGTACCAATTTTATCAGCTACTGCTTTAGCAGCATCTGTAACAATAGCACCAGGTATGACAAAGCTAGGAACATTGACTGACTTGACAGTTGATAATGTTTTTATAAACGAAAACAAAATAGAAACTGTAGGGGTTGGTGTATATGGACTTAAGATAGACCCAAAAGGTGATATTAGTGTAACATCACAGAAAATAGTTGATCTTGGGGATCCAGTCAATGACAAAGATGCTGCTCATAAACAGTATGTAGAAGAAACTATAGCAAGCCAAGGCGTTGTATTAGCATTTGACATCAATGGTTTGATGGTAGGTAACGATCCTCGAACAGCACCATATAATGCTGGTACGATTGAGAATGTAAGAATAATAGCAGAGCAGATGAGATCAGCTACATTAGTATTACCAGGAACAGTGCTAAAGGTGTTGGCAACATCTATCAAAGAGATTTCAGCTACAATTCCTGTAACAATTGGGTATGGCGATGATACTACAATACAGTTATCTAAAGTAACAGTTAGAAATTTTGATAATACTGGGACAGTAAATGTTATTGAGGATATTGCAGCTAATAGTACAAGTGATGGCGTTAGTGCGGACATCAGTTTTGAAGTTGATCGGTTTGTTTATAAATTTGAAAGCGATGGTTTTAACTGGATCAATCCTGAAGTAGAACAGTTAGTTATCTGATTTGGGGTAAATACAATATAATAGTTAGGGGTAACACAGAATGGCGTATATTATTAATACATATAATACTGCTCAACTTACAGTAGTTGAAGATGGAACGATTGACCAAACTACTGATTTGAAGCTAGTAGGTAAAAATTATGCAGGTTACGGTGAGATACAAAATGAGAACTTTGTATTCTTGCTTGAAAACTTTGCTGGAAATAATGAGCCACCTAAAGCCTTACAAGGACAGCTTTGGTTTGATGCAGCTAATCTAAAGTTGAAATTTTGGGATGGCAGTAAGTGGCGTTTAGCAGGAGGTTCTGAAGTATCTGAAGTTCCCCCAGCTGGTTTGTCAGAAGGTGATTTTTGGTGGGATGATAAAAATGATCAACTTTACTGCTGGAATGGTGATGAATACATTTTAGTAGGACCACAAGGAGTTGGTGACAGTATTACAAGATTCCAAAGCCGTTCCATCAGAGATACGGCAGGAGTTTCTCGCCCAGTTATTTGCTCTGTAGTAGATGATGAAGTAATTCATATTATTAGCGGAGTTGATTTTACTATTGGGCCTGAAGACGCACCAAAATATCCAGGCTTTGATGTAATTCACTCAGGGCTTACATTAAAAAATACAGTCCACTCAGCAGCAGGACAAACATCTACGCATCATAGATGGTGGGGTACTGCTACGAACGCAGATAGATTAGGTGGTTATACACCAGATCAGTTTGTGCAAAAGACAGGGGCTACTTTTCCAAATATGGTAGGCTTTGGCGATGAAGGTGTTGCTATTGGCGATAGTAATGATTTACGATTGAAAATTATTAATGGCGATCAAGCACTTATTGCTAATGAGCAAGGTACAAATATGTACTTCCAAGTTAGAGATGTAAGTGGTAATTTAAGAATGCCATTTAGATTAATTGATAACGCAATTCTTCCAGGATACGATGTAATGTTTAGTCCAGGATCATTGAGCGCTTCGTTTGCTTCCGCAGTAGGAAGATCAGTAGATGTTGGAAGTATATCATATCCATTCCAAAATATGTTTGCTACATCTTTTAAAGGAAATGCCGACACTGCATCTAAATTAGCGGTTGGCGCAACATATCATGAAGCATCAGCTACAGCACAAGCCAATTCAATCGCAGCAAGAAATGCGACAGGAGATTTGGTAGCAAATATTTTCCATGGTGTAGCAACCTCAGCTAGGTTTGCTGATTTAGCTGAAAAATATGAAGCTGATCAAGATTATTCACCAGGTACTGTATTAGTATATGGTGGATCAAAAGAAGTAACAATGAGTACTCGAAAAAATGACAACAATGTTATTGGAGTTGTATCAACTAACCCGGCACATTTAATGAATGATGATATTGACGGTGTTGCTGTAGCATTACGCGGAAGAGTCCCTTGTAAAGTTATTGGACCAGTGAAAAAAGGTGATTTTATCATTACATCTGATCGTCCAGGCGTTGGTAAAGCATTTAGCTTCCAAGATACTGGATCAGTCAAACCAGATTTTTATGCCATTATTGGTAGAAGTTTAGAGGATAACAATTCAGAAGATATACGGTTAGTAGAAATAGTAGTATAAATAAAGTAAAGGATTAAAAATGCCAATTAACTATAAAGCTAGTGGTGCTACCATCTATGCCGAAGACTATAACAGGCTTCAAACTAAAGTTGCTGCTATACTTGGACAAGGTGGAGGTATTCACGGAGCAGATTATGGTTACGGACAAACTATAAAAAGTTCGCAAGTGTCAGCAGTTAATGATTTAGTAACTGTAGAGCAAATGAACAATTTGCGACAAGATATAATGACTTGTTGGTTCCATCAGTCATCCGACGCATTCCCATTGTTATCAGTAGCTACAACAGATACCATTACTGCTGGAGCAGGAACTACATCAGCTATAATAGCAGAAGCAGTCAATAAAACTTATAATGATTATACTTGGGTAGTAAATAAAATTGATATTGATCGATTATCAGCTACTCCTGGTGCTATGAATTTAGTGAATGATAAAGCATCAATGTCATTTAGTAATTGGAACTCATACAGAGTGCATGAAGTAGTTGTAACTTTTGTAGACTCTAATCATAAAAGATATTTTTTCAATAGTGGCGGAGAAATTAGACTTCAGTCACAACATATTGGATCTTTTTCATCAACGACTAAATCATATGTATGGCAGGAACTATTGTCATCGGCTGGAGTAACTAAGTTCGGTTATGATAATTATATTTCAGCAACATCAGCACCAAGTGTATTATTGCTAAAAAACCCAAATGCCTCGGCTGTATATGCTGAAAATTATTATAAGATATATTCTAGTTCGCCTTCAGCAAGCACACTATTATTTAAAATTGTGTTCAATGATGTTGATACTGGTGATAGGCCGGTTAATTCTCCTCCAGGACCATATGGCGCTTTAGTAGATGAGAATGTTACTGGAACAACTAAGAGCACACTATCAATATATTATCCGTCCATGACTTATGTCGATCCAAGAGCAACAGCAAATAGTTATACTGGTGTAACACTTACAGTACCAAATACAACATCTAGACAAGGAACATCCATCTAAGAGATTATTATGCCAATATCAAGTAGAAATACAAGCCAGACTTTGTCAGCAACACATTACAATGAATTGAGGAATAAGATTGTAACAATTTTAGGAACTGGTTCAGGTAGCTATGGTTATGGACAAGGGACTACTAGCTCTACAGTTGCTGCAGGAGCAGGCGGTGGGCATGTATCAGCATCGCAAATGTCGCAACTAAGATCAGACATTTATAAATGTTGGTTACATCAAACAGGATCAACTTTTAGCTTACAAGTACCAACAGGAGGTACTGATGTATATAGAGCAGGAGGCTCAGGAGATTCGGATTACCAAAAGACACATAATGCTTATATAGCAGCAATTAATTCTTGTGAGACTAATAGGTTAAATGCCAACCCAACGCAAATGACGCTAGTTACTGGTTTAGCAGGTAAATCAATTGGAGCTAATTGGAACACTTCTAGGGTTATAACACATACAGTAACTTTTTCAAACTCAAATCATAGGCGATGGTTTTTCAATGCAGGTGGATATATAAGATTTTCCATAGGAATGTCATATTCAGGATCTCAAACAAAGACACTTGATTGGGTGAATATATGTTCAAGATTTAATGGTTATACTTATGCCTATTCCCAATGGAATAATGGCTCAGGCACAGGAACACTTTCTACTTATACTGGCGGTAGTGCTAGCTCAGTATATAATGATAATTATGCAAATATGGCAGTGTCATTCCCAAATGCAAATAGCATAACCTTTACACAAAATTATGTTGATGCTGATGTTGGAAGAAAATCTGGAAATCCATATTGGGTTGCAGCATATGATGAGCAAGTGTTAGGTACTATAAACTCATCAGTGTCTGTTTATTATCCAACAGGGTCCTCATCAGTTTCATTAGCTCGCCCTTCAGTAGGATAACCACTTTTTATACTACCGTTTGTTGAATAAACTATATACATAAAAGGAGTTATGTATGGACGAACGGCTAGAAAAAGCATTAGAGTTTTCCAATTTTATGGTTACTCTAAACAACCAAAAAAGAATTTTCCAAGAAACATACTATCAAGATATACTCCATTATCATAAAGGCGCTCAGTTTTCTGTAAATCAACAGTTAATTTGTTTTGTCAAGATTATGCTAATGGAGGAGCAAGAGTCTGTAGTTTTAATTGACGATAATGATCGGCCCGTTGAGATTGAAGATTTGCAAGCGTTCTATGATACAATTTTAAGTGTATATGTTGAAGCTAGTAATTCATATATGAGCAAATATAATCATCTAATCAAAAATAGATCAATAGAAAAAATGGTAGAACTATGAAAAGTCGTGGGGCTCTTGTTGTAGCAAGAAATAACCCAAATATTGATTATTTAAAACAAGCAGCATTTCTAGCTCAAAGATTAGATCATTATTTAAATATTCCTACATCAGTTATTACTGATAGCCCAGAATGGGTAGTGGTAAATGGTTATGCAGATATATTTGATAGAATTATACCAATCGTATGGGAAGATAAAGAATCATTACCAGGTAAAAATGTTATGGCTAGAACAAGCCCTCATTATACTTGGGAAAATGTTAGGCGATATTATGATGGTGTTTTGTCACATAAAGCATTGCCATTTAAAAATGAAGCTAGAACTTCGGCATATGACGCTACACCATATGATGAAACAATTCTAATAGACAGTGATATGTTTATTATGAATGATGATTATAAACATTGCTTTGAACAAGATCATAACTTTCTCATCTATGATAAAAGTTATGACTTAGCAGGGTTTAGAAACCCAATGGAATTTAAATATATTAGTCAGCCTAGTATTAAGTTTTATTGGGCAACAGTTGTGTTTTTTAGAAAGTCTAAAGAAAATGAGATCTTCTTTGAGTTGTTAAAGCACATACAAGATAACTGGTATCATTATAGAGCTATTTTCCAAATACCAACAGCTTTATATCGTAATGATTTTGCATTTAGTATAGCAATTCATATTATGAACGGGTATGAAGAAGGAACATTTTCAATGCCAATGCCAGGCAAGTTATTTTTTACAGCAGATAAAGATATTCTATGGGATGCTGACAGGGATCGTATAAATTTTTTATTGGAAAAAGAAGATTATCCAGGAGAATATACAATATGCCAATGGCGTAATGAAAATATTCATGTTATGAATAAATTTAGTTTAGAACGATATATTGATAAGGTGTTGCATGTCTAAAGGTTTTGTAATATATGCCAGTGGAAAAGAATATGTAAAGCAGGCTTATATTTGTGCTATTAGTATAAAAGAAAAAGGAAACTCATATCCAGTAACAATTGTTACTTGTGATAAGATAGATGACGAGCAGAAAAAGGTATTTGATAGCGTAGTACCAATACCTTGGCACGAGCATGACAATACTCGATATCAAGTTTTGAATCGATGGAAGACTTACCACGCCTCACCTTATGATGAGACAATTGTATTAGATGCTGATACTGTAGTAACACAAAATATTGATGATTGGTGGAAGTTTTTTAGTAAGTATGAGTTATTTTTTCCATCTAGAGTTTATACATATCGAGGCGAGTTAGTTACAGGACATTATTATCGTAAAGCATTTGTAGAAAATAATTTGCCAAGTATATATACAGGAATACATTATTTTAGAAAAGATGATTTGGCGCATGAATTTTTTAAATGGTTAGAACTTATATCTAATAACTGGGAATTGTTTTATGGGCAATACTGTAAAGATTATTATCCACCAGCACCAAGTATGGATGTATCTACAGCAATTGCAATTAAAATTTTAGAGTTAGATCAAACAGTAACTAATAATAAAACTAATCTTATAAATTTTGTTCATATGAAAGAACGAATACAAGGTTGGGCAAATATTCGATCTACTTGGTTGAAGCACGTTGGGGTTTATTTAACAGAAGATTTAGATTTAGTGATTGGTAATCATTTTCAAAGAGGCGTTTTTCATTATGTTGATTCTGATTTTTTATCTAAAGAAATAGTTGATATATATGAAAGGAAATATTTTCCTAACAAAGTTTATGAAGAAATAGTACAAGGTATTGTATCATGAGTTATGTTTGTTTTAATGTTCGAGAAGGAAATATATTAGCAATAACAAATAATAAACCAGATGATTTAGATTTTGACTGTGAATGGAAATCTATAATAGTTGATGTTGCTGAGGTTGAAGATATTCTATTAGGAAATGAAGACTACGCAAATTTTATAGTAATATATGATCGAACGTATCTTGGTTATAAATTAAAGCGTAAAGAAATTATACCAGTTGATGAATTAAATATACAAGAAATTGTTTATAAAATTCCACAAGTTCATAAGGACTTAGATGCTGATATTAAGATAATACAAGATATTGATACAACTTGTTGGAAAGTTTATGTTGGTAAAGATGCCGCTGGAAAACTTAGAGCAGAGTTTGCTAGTTTAAAGTTAGTTTTACATTTTTCAGTAACTCAATATAACAATCCTAATATATTATATCGTATATTAAAAGTAGATTTAGAGAAATTAGTAAATGAGCATCATTGTGTCCTTCATTTTGAAGAAGACTGGGAATATGATCCATATTTTCCAGTGAGTATTTTTACAGTAAGACGATTTGACAATTACACATATCAAAGAGTAGTGGATTATGGAGAAAGTATTTAAGGTATTGGATTACGATATAATTTATTTAAGTTATGATGAACCAAATGCTGAACAGAATTATGCTGATTTATGTAAGAAAATACCATGGGCAAAAAGAGTTCATGGCGTAGAAGGCTCGGATGCGGCACACAAAGCCTGCGCAAATTTATCTGAGACTGATAGATTTGTTACTATAGACGGCGATAATAGAATTAGAGAAGATTTTCTTACGCAAGAGATTAATTTTGGCGATCATTATGAGCTAGAAGATAAAGTTATTAGTTGGTGTGGGTATAATGTTATCAACGGACTTATGTATGGTAACGGCGGAGTAAAATGTTGGCCCAAAGATTTTGTGCTAAATATGCGAACACACGAAAACGCAGATCCAAATAATCCACACGCTCAAGTAGATTTTTGCTGGGATGTAGAATACATTCAAATGAATTCTTGTTTCTCTGATATTTACAATAACGCAACACCACAGCAAGCATGGCGAGCAGGATTTAGAGAAGGCGTAAAGATGGCACTAGATCAAGGAGTAAAGCCATCTTTGGAAGACTTCAAAAATAACCACTGGAAAAACCTCCACAGGCTGTTTATTTGGCTTATGGTGGGTAACGATGTTGAGAATGGAATGTGGGCGATCTTGGGCGCTAGACAGGGCCTATACAAGACGATGTGCACCGACTGGGATTATGTTCAAGTAAGAGACTTTACTTACCTAAATAAATTATGGAATGAAGAAGTTAGTAAGCTAACCGAAACAGATGCTGAAGGAGAGATTATTTGGTTTGGCAGATTATTAGAAGAAGAATTAGATTTACCAATTGATAGAAAACCTTTAACAGAAAAGCAAAGTATATTTTTCAAAACAGTATATCAAAACCCATCTAGGATTTCAAGAGCAGTAATTGATCCGGAGATAGGATGAGAGAAAATCAGCGAGGAGATCAAGTCTCGCTAGTTGAAGGACGATATGTTTCAAAATATTTTAAAGATAGTAAAGAGACACTAACGGATCTCAATGCCGTTAGTCCGTCATTCTGCCTAGCAAAATGGTTCAATGTATCAATTCATATCCCAACAGGGCAGACTCACAGTTGTTATCATCCTCAGTCTCACGCTATACCATTAGACGAGTTAGCGGCTAATCCAGATGCTATACACAACACTAGCCATAAAATACAGCAGCGGCATAAGATGTTGGAAGGAGAGCGTCCAAAAGAGTGTAGTTACTGCTGGGATATTGAAGATCAAGGCAATATAAGTGACAGAGCTTACCGCAGCAATGATGTTCAAGAGGAAGGACTAATACAAAAAGCATTAGACAACATTCAGCACCCAACTCCACGCTATATGGAGGTAAATTTTAATCAGGCTTGTAACTTTAAGTGTGCATATTGCTCACCGCATTTATCTACTGAATGGCTAAAGGAGGTACAAGAGTATGGCGGTTACAAATTATCATCAGGAACGCATAATGATAAAGGTTGGGTAGATAGATTAGGGATTGACAATAGCCCAGACAATCCATACGTTCAATCGTTTTGGGAATGGTGGCCCACTGTATATAAGGATCTAAAAACATTTAGAATGACAGGCGGTGAGCCACTAATGGATAAGAATACTTTCAGAGTATTTGATTATGTAAAACAAAATCCAAATCCAGAACTTAATTTGTGTATTACAAGTAATTGTTGCCCACCAGGCAATCAATGGAATAAGTTTATGGTTGCTATAAAAGAGATAGCAAATGAAGAAACGCTCAATCACTTTCAACTATATTGTAGCTTAGATACTTGGGGAGAGCAAGCAGAATATATCCGTAACGGTTTAGATTATGAGATATTAAGAAAAAATATTGTACAATTTTTAACAGAGTGCAAAAATCATAGCTTAGGATTTATAATTACATCAAATTTGCTCAGTCTTCCTAATTGGTGTAAGTTTATAGAGACTATTCATGAGCTACGATGTAAAGTAAATAAAGAGAGACAACTAATATGGTTTGATACTCCAATGCTACATCATCCTAATTGGCTAAGTATGAGATTAGCAACTCCAGAGATGTTGAATAATTTACAACTTAGTATAGATTTTATGGAAAATAATAAAGAGACTTCCAATAATAGATTTAAAGGTTTTAAGGATTTTGAGATTGATAGAGTAAGACGATTATATGATTGGGCTAAACATCCTTTTAGTGCTGAAGAAGATGAGAAACATAAGATAGACTTTTATTTATTTTTTACTGAACATGATAAAAGGCGCAATACAAATTTTACAAAAACATTTCCAACTATGATAAAATTTATGAACCAGTGTAAGGAGTATTATGAGCAAAGGAGATGATCACGTTCGAGAAGCAAGAGATGTTGCAAAGAGACTGAATGCAGTAGGTCCAGGGTTTTGTGCTATGAAGTGGCTACATCAAACTTTATATTTACATACAGGTGATAATCATAGTTGTTATCATCCACGTCCCCATCATATTCCTTTACATACTCTAAAAGATAACCCGTCTGCTTTGCATAATACTAACTGGAAAAAAGAACAACGAAAAACAATGTTAGAGGGTGGACGCCCTGCTGAGTGTTATTATTGTTGGAATATTGAAGATTTAGAAGGAGATCATTTATCAGATAGAATGTTCCATAGCTCTAGCTCGTTTGCTGAGCCAATGATTGAAAAATTAGCAGAGCTTCCTTGGGATGCTAATATAAATCCAAGATATTTAGAAGTATCGTTTGGCAATGGTTGTAATTATAGATGTGGTTACTGCTGTCCACAAGCAAGCACAATGTGGATGGAAGAAATTGAGACATACGGCAATTATGATTTGACATATAATCAATATGGAACAGAGTTTTTGCGAAGCGGAAACTACTATGGACCAAATGAAGATAATCCATATATTGAGGCGTTTTGGAAATGGTGGCCCAGTTTGAAAAATGATTTATGGACACTTCGTATTACTGGCGGGGAGCCACTAATGAATCCTGGAGCTATGAAGTTTTTTGATTTATTAGAAAATGAACCATCGCCTAACTTAGAGATTAGCTTAAATAGTAATTTAGGTGTTACTACAAAAAAGATTGATAGGTTGTTTGATCGGATACGAAGTTTATTAGATCAAAATAAAATTAAGAAATTTAGACTCTTTACAAGTATTGATACATGGGGACCACAAGCTGAGTATATGCGTACTGGAATGAAGTTAGATCATTGGGAGCGCAATCTTAGAAAAGCAATGGAGATGGAATTTGAAGTAAGTCTTATGTGTACATTTAATGTTTTATGTGTTACAAACTATAAATCGTTTTTATATAAAATGAAAGAATGGAGAGCTGATTATGGCAAAGAGGCTATTTCATTTGATGTTCCATATCTTAAAGAACCACCTCATTGGATGATTAATATTTTGCCCGAAAGTTTTATGGAATATATGCATGATACTTTAGAGTTTATTAATAGTGACTCTGATTTTTTACCAGCAGAGTATGAGAGATTTAAACGAGTCACAAATTATATGAAAACTAATCCAGTTGAGCATAGTAAAATTTTACAAGGACAAAGAGATTTTTATTCATTTTTTACAGAAAATGATAAACGATTAGGAACTGATTTGTTAGCTACATTTCCTGAGTATAAAGATTTTTATTATCATTGTAAAGATGTTTATGAGAACTACGAAAAATGAGTTATGTATATTATAATAATGACGGCTCAATAATAGCAGCATCAAATGATTTGTTAACAGATTTTGCAAATGCCAACATTTTAGAAATTGAGTTTGAAAAAATAGAAAAATTGTTAGTTGGAGAGCATTTACCATCAGAGTATAATGTTTATAAAAATAAACTAGTCTATAAAAAAGAGAAAGTAGAATCAACATGGAAGTTAAAGGCTATTACATTTTTTTATAAATATTTGAGAAGAGTTGAATCATATTATAATACCTATCATGACATACTTAAATATAAAGTAGCATTAATGACAACGACACCATATAGTCCCCCATCTAAATCTCTTTATCATCGTCCCCCATCTAAACCTATTCATCCAACAAGATGTGTTAATCCATATCTAAATTTAACAATACATCCAAGTGGTAAAGTTAAAGTATGTTGTATGAGTCATAAGTGGCTCACTACTGATTCTGGAGAGACTACTTTAAATAATGCTAGTTTGTTAGATTTTTGGAATTCAAAAGACAGAAAACGATTTATAAAACAATTAGAGAGTAAAATACAAGTTCCTGAATGTAAGGCTTGTTGGACTGAAGAAGCAGCAGGAAAAGATAGTAAAAGATTGCGAGATAATGCAGCATACAAACACATACCACACGATGAACAGTCTTTTCCAATAGTATTAGATTTAGGTATGGGAAACTTATGTAATTTAAAATGTCGTATTTGTTCAGCAGTTCATAGTACACCTATGTTAGCTGAAGAAGCTGAAATGTTGCAGCCAAACGATGTTGTTGGTTATATGAATCAAGATAAGTTCCGTATTACTCGTGAAAGTTTTGATCCTAATAATTCGTATGTTTGGGAAGATATAAAACCATTTCTAAAAAATGCTATGAGGTTTGATTTCTCAGGCGGAGAGCCTTTTTATATTGATTCGCATTGGCGTATAATAGATCATTGTGTAGAGAATGATTATGCGAAAGAACAAATAGTTCATTACAATACAAATGGATCAATATTTCCACAAAAGCATATTCACAAGTTAGATAAATTCAAATTAGTTGATATACAAATAAGTTCAGATGGTATAGGTAAACAATTTGAATATTTGAGAAGTGGTGTATCATTTGAATTGTCAGAACAAAATATAGATAAGTTTTTAGAAAGAAAAAAAGAAAGTAAAACTAATTGGTTATTAGGTGCTTGTCTAAGTGTAAGTGCTTTCAATGTTTTTGATTTTTTTGAAACTTATGAGCATTATACAGCAAAAGGTTTAGGGGTATATGTTAATTTTGTTCATGATAATGGTGGAATACGAGTGCTACCAACAGAAGTTAAAAATCATTTGATAGATAAACTTCAAAGGACTGAAAGTAAGTATAACAAAGCAGATTGGCGTAAAGTAAAAAACTCAATATCAAGTATATTGAATAATACTGAGTTCGTAGAAGAAGATTGGCTTTGGTTTTGTAATAGATTTCAAAGTTTAGATAAAGTGAGAGAGGAAAGTTTTGAACAAACTTTTCCAGAATACTATAAGTTATTAAAGGAATATATAAATGTTTAATGGTAGCAAATATCAAGTCCATTGGGAACCATCAGATAGATGTAATAGTCGGTGTCCAATGTGCCCAAGGTATGATGACAGAGGTTATGAGACAAAGCATTTAGCAAATACTGAATGGACCTTAGCTCAGTTTAAGAAAGCATGGCCCTTAGATTTTTTATCTGTGAATCTTAAGAAAATATTATCGTGTGGTAATTTTGGAGATCCTTGTGCCTGTCGAGAGTTTGTGGATATTTATGAGTATGTTAGGGAAATAAATCCAACAGTTGGTTTAGCTTGTAACACAAATGCTAGTCTTAGGCAAACAGATTGGTGGGCTAGGTTAGGTGCTGTTATGACAAAAGAGCAAAATGCAGGAAACTACTGTACGTTTAGTATAGATGGTTTGAAGGATACTAATCATATATATAGGCGTAATACAGATTTTGATAGGATTATAGAAAATGCTAAAGCATTTATTGATGCAGGCGGAGTAGCTCATTGGGATTTTATAGTATTTAGGCATAATGAGCATCAAGTAGAAGAAGCTAGAGATTTAGCTCGATCAATGGGATTTGAAAACTTCAATGTAAAGAAAACAACCCGTTGGCAACGATATGATGATGGTATTGGCAGTTATAAAGTATATCACAATGGCGAATACAAATATGATTTGCAACAACCATCTGATAAAGCATTTAGACATCACTTTGAAGATGCTACTATGTTCCAAGGGGAAGAGAGACAATCTTTTAGACCCAGTGATTTTCAAAATATGGTTGGGAGACATAATTCTGAAAGAAGATGGGTAGGTGATAGTTGGCAAGACATTGATTTACATAAGTTAAATATTGCGTGTCGTAGCTCAGCTGGGGCTCGTATAAATTATTATAATGAGATTTATATTTCAGCAGATGGAACTGTTCATCCTTGCTGTTATTTAGGAAGTGAGATAGTAAAAAGTCATAATGAAGTAGCAGATCAAAATTATTTAGATATGTTACAACTTGATGGCGGTTATGAGATGTTTAATATGCATAAGTATAACTTATGGGATATCTTAGATAGAAAAACATTTAGGGAATATTTACCTAGCTCGTGGGATTTAGAAAAAGGAAATGTTTCAATGCGTCCTCAAAAATGTGGAGCGTGTTGTGGTGTTGAATGGAATTGTTTAGATTACGGTGAGCTTGGCGATAAAAATGAAGGTTACTTTGTAAAAGAAGATACAAAAATTGAAGCACAGGAATCAGAAAATGAAATCTAGCAATTATTGCGTACTGCCATTTAAAAGTTTTAGCACAAATCCATCAGGTGAGATCAGAGTATGTTGTAATAATGGACACATGCCAGCCCCGTATCAAAAAATATCTGAAACTGAAGATGTATTGAATAGTAGGTTTATCCAAGATATTAGGCAACAGTTTATTAATAATGAAAAACCAAGCATATGTGATAGATGCTGGAAACAAGAAGAAGCACAAGTTCGTAGTTTTCGTCATTATGCAAATAATGATTTACTTTTTGGTATAAAAGATGATGACGAGTCATCTAAGGCTAACGTTAAAGTTTCTTTTGAAGATATAGAGTATTGCGATATTAGCATAGGAAATCATTGTAACCTTGCTTGTAGAATGTGCAACCCTTTTAGTAGTAGTCTAGTTGGTAAAGAATTTGCTTCTATGGAAGGACTTCCAGAACCAAATTTAATAGGCCCAACACCAGATGAGAAGAAAAAAATATATGAGATTTTAGAAAAAGCAGTAAATTTAAATACTGTTTATTTGTTAGGCGGTGAGCCGTTGATTACAGATTTACATGAAGAAATATTAGATTTATTAATTGATTCAGGTAAAGCTCAGAATGTTGTTCTTAGGCTTAGCACTAATTTGCAAACAAATAAACTAGATAAGTTTATTGAGAAATGGGTTAAGTTTAGGCAATTAGCGATTCAAGTTAGTATAGATGGTTATGACAATATGTATGAGTATATTAGATGGCCCGGCAAATGGAGTAAAATAGATGAGAATTTTAGACATTTGATAGATGCTACAAAATTATCAAAAAGAAAATTGCTCCCAAGTATCGCAACTACTATTCAAAATATAAACTGCCATAGTATTTTAGATTTGGTAGAAAATTATTGTATGACAAATAGATATCCAGTATCGTTTTATTTTATACCAGTAACTTCAGGCGAGGATTTATATATGACTCCAAAGAAGACTTTGATGGAGGTTTTTAAGAGACAAGAAAGGTTACAGCACAAACTGGGAGGATATATACCTTTAAGTGATTTAGAAAAATATTTAACAAGTGCTATGAGTCGAAAACCTACTAAAGATGAAGTAACGAAATTTTTTGACAAGTATAAAAAGTTTGATATTAGACGAAAACAAAATTTATTTGAGGCTGCTCCTTTTATGGAAAATTTAGCTAAGGAGTTTAAGATTACGACATGGTGATAAAATCATTAGAAGTTGTAAATAAGAATCCTGCAATATTGCATGTAGAAATTCATCCATTTACTAGTAAAGAGATTTTAGGTAGGTTGATGAATAGAAACAATTATGAAACTCAAACCCAAAGGGGTGGATATGGAGAGTTGTCTATATCTTCTTCTAGAATGCCTATGAAGCAAGATTCTGAGTTACACAAAAAAATTAATAAACCAGAGTTTAAAAAAGAGTTTGGTTTTGAGGTATCGTGGCAATTCTTACAATTAGAAACTATCCGATACCCAATGACAACGCCTTATAAAAATCGTTATAAACGATATTATGAGCAATTGTTGGAACATGAGTTTAGAGTAGAACCTACAATAGATTTGTCAGGTTACTATTTAGATTCTCATATAGATAATAGATATATAATGTGGTCTGGTAGTATAAATTTAATAGAAAATCAAAACTCAACAGTTCTTTTTGATAAGGATCAACAACTTGGTAATGGACATCTTAACTCAACACCAATATATGAAGGAAGTAGAAAACGTTGGGAAGGAACTTGTTGGTTAAACACCGAAATTACTTGGCATGGTGTTACGCCAGTCCCAGAGGGCGCTGATAGACATACACTACTTCTTAATCAGTTTTTAATATCACCGCCCGTCTGTTAAAATGGCTAAATCCAGGTACTTCCGTCTTTATTAAATGTTTTGCCATTATCTTTAGGTTCTATTTTTTCTATAACATTGAGTATTGCTTCAGCATCTTTAACCTCATCACCTTTTGGAAACCAAATAGGATTGATAGCAAAAAATATTCCAGGATGTGCAGAGGCAAACCCTCTCATAATAAACAAATGCATAGATTTCATAGATCCGTACCCGGCATAACCCCAATGATTTGGATCCTTCCCGTCAATCAAACCTGTTAGCATCCAACCAACTTTTGTTGATTTATTTATAGAGTTTGTTAGCTTGTGAACTAACCGATATGACATCATACTATCTCTTTTCAATATATCTGCCCAGCTATCTTCTGAAAACATACAGTTAGGCCTAAACCATTCATTGTTAGGACCGCCTCCTCCATTTTGATTAAAGAAAATTAGATCATAAGTTTTCTGTGATAAGTTTTCAGATATTGTATCAACTACTGGTCCAGTATATTGCTGCCAATCTACTTTGTGAGGATTGACATTTGGAGTGCCTGAGAAATTGTCAGAGCTTGTAATCAAATCAATGTGATAATTTTTTGTTAGTAAGTAACGGGTAAAGTCTGCTCCCCATTTACTACCACAACCAATTAATAGAGCATTTTTCATTAGGTGCCTTTCTTCTAAATAAATACTACTATTATTTATTAAACCTTTTTATGTATGATATATTTTATATAGGCCCAAAGAACGATTCTTACCAAAAGCTAAAAAATAAAATTCTAACATTACGACAAGCTGATACTTTTGAGAGTGCTAATAAAAAATGCATTACTAAATTCTTTTGGTGTGTTTGGGATGATATTATAATAGAGGATGATTTTACATTTGATTATGCACCAGATGAGTGGAGTCAAGATGTACCTCATGTTTTTAAGAATGGTGCGTTATATGATGGTGTATGGTTAGTTCCAAAGAAAAATACTATAAGAACTAAAGAGATTGAGTATAGATTTTTAGTAAGTAAAAAAGAAATCCCAATTGTTGCAAGCACTCCTCGACCTTATGAGATTTTTATTATCGATACTATGGAGCAGTATGAGCAAGCATTGGCAAGCTCTAAGACAGAAATGTTTTTTGGTGTTTCATCTATGGTTGATATAATTGATATGCCTGACGTTTATTTTAGAGTAAGCAAAGCTGAAGAATATAATAGGAAAGAAAATCATGCTTGGTTAAACGATGTATGTGGTGAACTAAAATATGATGGATTATACTTATTTTCCAAACATAAACCTGTATCAAAAAAAGAGATAGAATATAGACATCTTGTTTATAAAAAAGAATACGAAACTATAGCAACAAGAGCAAGTAAATATCCAATATATACAATTGATACATATGATGACTATGAACATGCTCTAAATACTTGTAAAACTGAAATGTTTTTTGGAACAAGTAAGGGCATTGATATATTAGATTTTGATTTTGATATTTTTTATACATATAGGGGCAATGAGTTTGAATATGAAAGAAAAGAAAATCACGCCTTCAAAAATATATGTAACGGGGAAGAAAAATATAATGGTATATTCTTGTTATCAAAACATAAACAGTTGTCAAAAAGAGAGCTACAATTTAGACATATTGTATATAAAAAGGAATGGAACATTGTAGCTAGTAAGCATAAGCCATATGATGTAGTGTTTATGAGTTATGATGAAGAATATGCTGATGAGAATTATGAGAATTTATTAAAGAAAGCACCTCACGCTACCCGTGTTCATGGAGTAAAAGGAATTCACCAAGCTCATATAGCAGCAGCAAAACAGTGTTCATCAGAAATGATTTGGATTGTAGATGCTGATGCTATAATAATGGATGATTTTAATTTTGAGTTGTTTGTAGAAAAATGGGATAGAGAAACTGTTCATGTTTGGCGCTCTAAAAATCCTATAAATGATTTAGTGTATGGTTATGGCGGGGTAAAACTTTTTCCAAGAGAGCTTACAATCAATATGGACACTAGTAAGCCAGATATGACAACTAGCATTACACACAAGTTTAAGGCAATGCCAGCAATATCAAATATTACAGCATTCAATACAGATCCGTTCAATACTTGGAAGTCTGCGTTTAGAGAATGTTGCAAGCTAAGTTCAAAAATTATTGATAGGCAAAGGGCTAAGGAAACAGAAGAAAGATTACATATATGGTGTACTGTAGGGGATGATAAAGAGTTTGGAGAATATGCTATATCTGGAGCTAAAGCAGGAGCAGCATATGGCTCTAGAAATAAAGAAAATTTAGAAGCACTAAAGAAAATAAACGATTTTGATTGGTTAAAGAATTATTATAATGAAATCTAAATATATTTTTATAACAGGCGCTCCAGGAAGCAAGTGGAGTAGCTACAGCCAAAAAATAAGGCAATGGGATACAATAGATAACTCAGATTGTAATCAGCTTCGATCTTATACCCACAATCAATTCTCAGGACATAAAGGGGTGTACTTTGGCCCTGAGATGGAATACGGCGATTGGCTCAAAGATGGGTTTTATCCTAACAAACTAGAAGAAGATGTAAAGTCAATATGGACAGGAGATGGGCAAAAAATATTGATGAGCCATAATTGGTGTTATTACTTTGATGAAATTTTATATGCTTATCCCACAGCAACAATCATAACAGTGCAGAGAAAAAATGATAAGTGTTTTGAATGGTGGAAACAGGCAGGTGGTTGGGGAATTACATACCCTAGCTATAGTTGGTATAAAAATGATGATAGGATGAAAGAAGAAATTAGTAAGCAAAATAAATGTATTGAAGATTATATTGAGAAACATAAATTAGAGAGAACATATTTTGAAGATATAACATCAACTATAAATATAAAATGAAAAATATTGAATGGCAAGACGATAGAGATATATATGGAAGAATGTTGTTACTTACAGATTCTTTTTTGTTTAATGGGTTGCGTAATGCTGTAGATCATTATGATGCAGATTTTACAGATGCATTAACCTGGGGGCAGCTAAAAAGTAAAAGATGGTTATTACAAGAATTGCACAAATGCAATAAAGAAGATTTAGGAACTGTCTTTTTATGTGCTGGTTGGTATGCTATTTTAGCTGGTATGCTATTTGAAGATAGTTTTAATATAGATAGAATATTATCATTTGACATTGATGTAGATTGCGTTCCTATTGCTGAAACAATCAATAAAAAATATGTATCAAAAGATTGGCAATTTAAAGCACTCCAATACGATATACATGATATAACATATAAAGATTTTTCTTGGACATTTTGGAGTAATAAAAATAATAGGATGAGCTATCCTATAACTGAATCTGCTGATACTGTTATCAATACAAGTTGTGAGCATATTGATAACTTTAAATTGTGGTATGATTCTTTACCTTTTGGCATATTACTAATACTACAAACAAATAATTATTTTGAAATAGAAGATCATATTAACTGCTCAGAGTCATTAGAGAATTTTGCAGCCAGTACACCAATGGATAAAGTGTTATATGAAGGTGAGTTAGATTGTAACAAATATACAAGGTTTATGAGGATAGGAATAAAGTAAATGTACAAGTATTCAGACATCCGCCAAATCCACTTAGAGGTTACCCAAAAATGCAATGCCTCCTGTCCAATGTGCGATAGGAACCAAAATGGGGGTGATATTAATCCACATATAAATCTAGATGAACTAACATTACAAGACTGCCAAAAAATATTTGAGCCAGAGTTTATACAACAATTAGACGCTATGTATATGTGCGGTAATCTTGGAGATCCAATAATTGCTAAAGATACAATAAAAATATTTGAATATTTTAGGGATCACAACGAAAAAATGTGGCTGT